ACCTGCCACATCAAATGTTCCATAGTTGTTACTTGGATTTCTGCCTACTTCTAATCTAGTGTAATCACTTGAACCATTTACATAAATATCTGCTATGTATCTGAAATTAGATTGAGCAACGTTTGTTGAACTCAAAGTATAAATCATTTGATTGTAAACGGGTGCGTAGCTGTTAGGTGTATTGTATATTGTTAGTGCCATTATTCAAATTCTTGAGTTATGTCTTTTTCTAATTGTGGGATTTCTTCAGTTAAGAATGGTTTACCTTTATATCCAAATCTTTTGATAGTTCCTTTTTTAAGTATGTTTGTTGCTATTGCGTAGGATAATGACCTTTGCCCTTTTTTGTCCCCTGCTATGCTTTGTAATTCAGGTTTATAACTTATCCATTCTAAAATCTTAGGCTGCAGCTTTTTTCTATTTTCTTTTGAATATCCTTTTGCTGGTGTTCCTTTTTCAAGGTCTTCCCAATAATCTTCGAGTTCAATTGTTACTGTAACTCCGTTTTGATTTTGTTTAATTGGTAATGCCTTTAATGATTGAGATAAATTTTCTGAAGCGTTAAACTTGTATTTCTCTAAATTATCTTTAACTCTTTTTAAAAAGTCATTTACTTTTTGAGAATAAATATCCTGCTCACCGGTAAGTTTATCTTCTAAGTTATTTAGAAAATTATCTAACTCACTAAATTGCTGTTGGTTTATTTTTGCCATTTATTCCTATCTTTTATGTAACTCAAATAATTTAAAAAAGCTACTACATTCATATTCAAATAAAAGTCCCATTTACTTCTATCTTTACCGCTTAAGCTATCCAATGTAACATACCAACTCCAATAATCTAAGTGTTTTTGTTCTTCAGTTCGTTCAATTGGCTCTCCATTGTCATTCTCGCTTCGCTCATTTGTTTTACCAAATAATCCTCTATATGAGGATACAAACCTTCTATAACTTTGCAAAAAAAAACACACAAAGGATAAACTATGCCTACATTTATACTCTTAATGTGTTGGACTTTTTCTGCATAATCCATTTCGACCTCTTTTAACTTAAACCATTTAAGTTTATAAGGCTTAACAAACATCGCTACTAATTGAGGTAAGTTACCAATAATACTTTCTTCGCTTTCTGTTAGTTTGCTTAAACTTATAAAGTCTCCTGCGCTTAGTTTAGTGATGTCATAATTTACTACCCATCTGTAGCCATTGTGCTTAAACATCTCAACTGAATTAGGAAACTCCATTTTAAAAATAAAGTTTACATTCTTAATCAGTTCTTTTAGTTGGTCGATTCTTATTTTCTCAACTTCTGCAACTGTAATGCCTGTTAAAATGGAAATAACTCTAATTTCTCTATCAATAGGATCAATATCTTTATCTCTTGTAATATCATAGATTAAAGGAAATTTTTCTATTGATATATCATGCCAGCTATTTGGTAATTCAATTGTCATCATTTTAAAAAGTACCTTTTAATTATATTATTGTGTATCTGCCTGTTTTGTATTTAGAGTAAGCATGGAAACTTAAACATGATGCCATAACTCCGTCATCGTGAAATCCACTTGTTGCTGAATATTTAATTACTCGGCTTTTTGGATTGTATTCGTAAGTAAACATTTCTAACTCTTTGTCTAACCAGTCAACGTTTAAGAATTTAACTTCTTTGTTTTGATTAGCCACTATCAATGATTCAACTATTTCTTTTTTACTTTGATTAGTTGTAATAAATGGTTCGATAGTACAATAGCTTGAACATTCTTTTTGTAACATTTCAAATATCACATCTCCAATAGAATTAACCTCAACTAATGCTGTTTGGACATTATTTGTCCTTAATCCATTTGCAATATTCTTTACTATTGTGGCCCAATCGCTATGTCTCCAACGTTCAATGTAGAACTGTTCGCCTTTCTCGTTAAATATAGAAAGTACCGAGTAATCGTCTGCTCTACCTAAGTCAATACCTGCAAATGCTTTGCCGTAAGATTTGTTATCTGTTAATTGCCGGTTATTGAAAAGCATTGCAGAACCATCAATGAACTCAGCTAAGTATTCCTGCCTGAATATCATTTCAGGTAAGGTTAAGTTTGCATCGTCTATCTCGGATGGATTAATCATTGGATTGTCATACGAAGTCATTGTGAATGATTTGTACTGCTCATTGGTGCCATCCAATTGGTGCATCTTATAAAAATGATTCTTACCTTTTGGTGTTGAAATCAAAAGAACCTTTTTGCCTTTTACAAGTACAGTTGCTCTTAATACTTCAGTCCATGCTTTTTCATCCATGAAAGCAAATTCATCACATACCAGGTAATCAAATGTGAAGCCACGAATATTATCGTAACGTTCTGCTGAAAAGAATTGAATTGTTGAGCCTGTGATGTATTCGATTATTAACTCGGATTGGTTAACCTTTCGATATATCTCCATTCGTTTTGCAAATGCCTTAAACGTTTCTTCAAATACTTTCTTTGATTGTTTGTAAACAGGACTTACCCATGCTATTTTACATCCTTTATTATTTAAAGCCCAAAATAACATTTGATTCAATGCCAATAAAGTTTTACCGAACTGCCTGCCTATATTGATAACATAGTATTTTTCAGTTCCGTTATTTATTGCATTATGAATTTTCCTCTGATTCTGATGTGGGTTGTATAGTATTGCTTTCGCCAAAGTCAGCTTTAAATTTCATATTTCCTGTTATCTTCACATCCTGCTGCTCTATGTAACCTCTTTTCTTTGCTTTACATTTTAAATAGAACATAGTAGAAAGTGGATTGCCTTTTTTTATTTGTTGGTGCAAAGCTGATTCCGCAAAGTCCAAAGCTACATTGTCAATCTCTTTTACAGCTTTCTTATAGTTTTTATCTTTCTTTAACCAATCATAATGTGTATCACGATTTATACCAACTTCCTTACAAGCTGTAGAAACAACGTTTAAATGCTTTTCTAAGGCTATAAGCATCTGTTTTTTTAATATGTCGGAATTTGATGCCATTTTCTTTATTTTTTACTTATAAAGTACCAATAAATCTATCTAAATACCATTTAGCTTTTTCAAGGTCTTCTTTTAACTTTGTTTTGTCTTTCTTACCTGCTCTACTTATATACTTTACTACATTGCCTAAATGAAAGTTTAAATCCCATGCTTCAATTACTTTTATGGCTTCGTAGGTGTTTTGTTTACCTCCGTAGTGTTCAGGATTGTTTACTTGGCTCATTTACATTTATTGCTTCGGTTATTATTTGAAAACCTGTATAAATACTTCCTTCAATAGATTTTATTTTAACATCTACTAAAAAACCGTTTACATTTATTTTAACGATTTCTCCTTCTAATAATAGTTTATCCATTTTCTTTTATTGTTGCTAATAAGTATTCAAGTAATTGTCTCCTACATTCACTGCATCCTAAGTTAAAAGGTTTGTTTCCTGACTTAATTGCAATTTCGTTTAATTCAGTGTAATTAAAGTTAGGTGAATAGTTTTTACCCATTGATTCCCAATTTAACAAAGATTGTTTTATTTCTTCGGTCATAGATACCTATCGTTAATTCGTTCAAAGAGTGAAGCTATTAATGCAAAGGTAAAAGGAATAGTCAATAAATCAAAATAGTTAGTAAAGTTAATTATTTGATAAATTAAGAAACTCCAATAAGTTAAGCAAAGAGGACATGTAAAAGGTTTACGATGTAACCATAAAGGTTTAGGAATGAACTTTGCTATTATGTATGTAGTTGCTAGTAGTTGAATCATTGAATGTTAAAACCTTTTATGTTTATTTCAGGTATTTCATGCTTTGTACTTACAATAGTTGCCCATGCTCCATCAGTTATTAAGTTTCTTCTATAAGGGAATAAATGCCAAATCTTGTCTAACATATATCCATAAGCTGCTGGTTCGCTATCGTGAATAATCATGTAATCACAATTATCTTTTAACTTTTGAATGTCAATATATCTTCTTTCTCCTGGTGAGTGGTCGATTAAGATTACAGAGTATTGTTCGTGGTTAATTGAATCCCAATCTGTTACATGATTAGCTTTATATTTATCTGCCCATTCTTTTGAGTAATCGTAACTTATTAATTTACGTTTATCTGTTTTTAGGTATTGTTGAAGATAAGGTGTTGAGCCTTCGCCACATCCCATCTCTAAAACAGGTTCTGTTTGTCCTTTAGTTTGTTTTAAAGCCCACCAAAGTAATGGTCTGTGATTATCCCAGTTTTGTACGTTTTCAATAAATTTACTCATTCTGTTTTGCTTAATATGTTAATTGCTGCATCTAAATTAAAAGGTCTTACCATGTGAGCATCAATGGGATTTTCTGTGTTTATTGTTTCTGCCCAATTGAATCTATCTATTCTTCCGAGTGCAAGCCCAAATCTGTTTTCACGACCTCTTAAAATAGAGTTAACGTTTTCTTTTTTTAGTTTTTCTGTGATTATGTCTTGATCTACTTGCCACCATTGTTCCCAATTATCACTACTTGCTTGTTCATATTTATCCAATAGGCTTTCTATTTGTGGCATCAGTTCATCGTCTGTAATATTCATTACTCGTCTCCATTCATTACTATTCATAGCTATATAACAAATAGGATAATGACCATAGCCTGTTAAGTCATGACCATAACAAGTTATTTCATTTTCGTTTGGATGCCAATAATTTGAACATGGCATCATGTCCCCATCAGCAGTCATTATAAGTCCTTCAAAACAATAAGCACCAAATAAACGTGAAACCTGGACCAATGTTTCATCTCTGTACTTACTTTTACCTTCTAAAAAGAAAAAGTAATTTTTATCATCAAATATAGATTCAAATGTTTTTGGATTACCTCTTAAAAAACAAATTACCTTCCATCCTAAATTATTCCATGCTTTACAAACAAAAGGAATGTATTGATAATAATCAGGATTATCATTTGCGCTTACTACAACGTATTTATTCATTTGCCCAATAAAATATGTGTTTATATTCTTTTTCTAGTTCTTTATATTCATCTTTAAATTCATCGTACCTGTTTAAGAATTTAATCATTGGTGCTTCATACCATCCTGCCGCTCCAATATGTCCACAGGTATCATTTGTTTGCCTGTAAACTTCTTTAACATTTTCTAATGGTTCATCATTAAATGAATTTCTGTAACCACTTAAAAATGTGTTTGGCATTCCTAAAATATAGTGTTGTAATATGCTTTCAGTTCCATGAGCAGCGTAAATAGGATATAATTTAGCATTCAATGTTTCCTGGTCTGTTCCTTTATTATTGTAATCTCTATAATCTAAAATACTTTCAAAATTTGGAAATTTATCTTTAACATGTTTAGTTAATCCTATCATTCCACCCATTAAAGGTATATTATGAGAAACTGAATCTGTAATTGCATGAAGTACCTTAGGTGAGTTTTCCCATTCTTTTACCATTTGAGCCTCACGATATGTTAATGGGCTATCTGTATCTCTGCAAATAATTCTTTCAACTCCTTGCTCAAAAATAGGTAATAATCTCCATAACATAGCCTTACATAATGGTTCAGTTGGTAATACTTTAAATACTACATTGTACTGTTTCCACCTATTAAATAAACTTTCAAAATGCTCAAAAGTTTTTTCATCAACACAAATGTGTATTCCCCAGTCAGGATAAATACAACGAGCGAGACGAATATTAATCCACATCCCACGAAGATAGGAGCTAAAATCAAAGCAATTATGTTCTCTTTTACCATAACCAAAAAGTGAGTAACTAATATATTTCATTTGTTTGAAACGTATTTATAATAGTAAATTATTTCTTCAATGTAAACTTCTTTTTTTAAAAGTCCACTTTTATTTATTTGAGTTGCCCAGTCTGTATCTTCGCCAAAATTAATTTCAGGAAATGTAAATTGTTTTGCAATACTACTTTTAATAACGTTTAAGTGATTAGGATAACGTTCGTAAGTTATAACATTTGCAGTTGTTCTGTATTCAGAATATTTGATTGAATGTTCAAATATCTTTGGCTCATGCCCATCAAAAGTAATTACGCCTCTTAAAGATAAACAGTCAGGTTTACTTTTTAATGCTTTTAATACTAAACGTAAATATTCATCTGATATTTTATCATCATCATCTATAAAACAAATGTATTCACCAGTTGCTTTCTGCAATAATTCATTTCTCTTTTGCCCAATGCTTTTTCCTTTTGGTGCTTCATCAATTAAGATTTCAACTATCCCAAAAGCATTCTGCATTTCTAATTGAAAATTAATATCAAAGAATAGTTTATTAAACTTTTCAATTCTTTCAGGTAGTGTTGGTATTAAAATAGAAAGTATCAAATTTTGTTTAATATTAAATGTTCGGGTAAATTGAATAGTTTTGCTTTTCTTTTTAAGTAAGTTTCGTAGTCTTTTTGATTAACATGCTGTGCTTCTGTTTTTTGGTATTGTGCATCAAATTCAGATAATCCCCATGCAGGATGCCTGTGAGTAAATAATACTTTTTGATCTCCTTTGTATTGGTATTTAGATAACATTTTAGCTACTTCAGTAGCTTCCATGTCGCACCATAAAGAAACATAATCAGGGTGGTAAATATAATTAAAGCGTTTATAATAATCAACTCCCATTATGCTCATAGTCATTAAATTGCCTTTTTGATATCCATCTGAATAATGAATAACCTGGTCAAAGTTTCCTTTAAAGTCTTGCCTAATTATATTGTCAAATCCTTTAATTTCAAATACCATGTCATCTGAAGTATTGATTAAAATGTCCCAACCCTCAAAAATATCCATGTCTCTATTTATAGCATCAATTTTATTTTTTGAAGTTCCTCTTGATATGAATACATTGTCATCAGGATAACTAAAACCAAACATGCTTTCATCATCTTCATCAATGCTAACTAAGATAGTATAATTCATTGAATTACAAAGCATTATGATATTATCAATTGCTTTTTTTGCCTTTTGTGGTCTGCTGCGAGTTGCTAGTTTAAATAGGATGTGTTCGTTCACTGTTCAAAGTTATAAAAGATTTTTTCACTTTGCAATTCCTTTATAAATACTTTTCGATTTTCTTCTATTAACTTTCCTTTTTTATATTCAGGAATACTTGATTTGTGTTCAATAATATAATCTAAGGCGCAAATGTATTTATCAGTTTCTTCAAGTTGTTGGTAAGGTGCATCGGTTAATCCCGCTTTGTATATTCTGTTTGAATAACCAGCATGTTCAAATCCATACTGCCCATACTCTGAATTAAAATAACCAACTTTATTTAGTACTTCTTTTGTTAAGTATATAAATACACCACCGCAATCTCGATATATCTCTAAATCGTTTATTTTAGCTTTTAAATTATGACTAGGTTCTAAGTATAGTAAGTGATTGTATCCTGAATTAATAAAATATTCAGACCAATTATTTTCAAATGGATAGCAGTCATCATCAAATAAGAAAATAAAGTCGCAATCTCTTAAAGTGTAAAGATTTTGATTTTTTGAGTATGCAACACCTTTGTAGTGTACATCTTCGTGAATGTGTAAATGATAGTTTTTAGGTTTATGTTTTTCAAAGTAATGCAGCCACCTATCTACATTATCTTTGCGATTTGGAGTAGTTGTTACGCCAATACCGATTGTAAAATCTGTTTTCTTACTTGTGTCCATTTGTTTATGTTATAATTTGATTGAACGTATATTTTTAAACTTTCTGCATATTCTTTGCGCATAGATTCATCTTTGCTTAGGTTTCTTATTGCCTTGTACCAACCATTAATATCACTATTATTTAAAAATATTGCAGTTTCTTTTGGAAATATGTTATAAGGTAGTACATCTGAAACGATTGCAGGATTACCATGTAAACCAGCTTCAAGTAACTTTATTTCGCTTTTGCATTCGGTAAATGAGTTTGATTGCAATGGAATTAAGCTAACATCAGTGTCATTATAAGCCTTTCCGTAATCGTGAACAGGTAAGCTGTAAACTCTTTGATATTTGTCAGTTAAAGTTCCACCACTCATTACCTTTTCATAATAGTTATAGTCTGAATTATCATTGTAACCACCTAAAACAAATTGAGAGTTTATATCATGCCTTAATACTTTACGAATAGGCATTTCTAAGATTAAAATATCTTCTTTATGGAAAATTCCTGCAATGTATCCAAATCTTATTTTCTCGCTTTTAGTTTTGTTTGATTTCCATTGTTCGTCTTCGTGATCTAAACAGTTAGGAATTACCTCAACATTTTTATTGAACTTTTTAATCTTAGATGCTAAATGTTTGGTAGTCGTAATTACTAAATCTACATTTTTAAGTATTTCAACTGTTTGAGCTGGTATATTATGAATTTCGTATAATCTACTTAAATAATGGCTTTTAGGCAACGACCAAATATCGTCAATGTCAAATATCACTTTAATTCCAAGTGAATGATACTTTTTAATTATATCTAGTGATTTTCCATTTGTATCAATTTCTCTTTGATAAACTACTGCTGAATACTGTTTAAGCTGTTCATCAGTCGCTGCATCTAAGTCAGGAAATACATCACATTGAAAGTCTATCATGTCAGAGACTTTTGAGAATGGAACTATTAACCGGTGAAAGGATAACCCGTTAAGGTTATTCATATTCGCCTTTATCAGAATTTTTTTCATTGTGCTTTCGTTTGAGTTTGTCTTTGATTAATTTAATATCGTTTGCTACTGTTCTGTAAGGTATCTTTGTTTTATTGCTTAATTTCTTTGCATCGCCATGTAAAATATACAATCTTAGTAAATTGACTTCGTAAAATTCTGTTTCATTTTGCGGTGAACTTTCGAGAAAGTTAATCAATACTGAATAATCAATATTTTCTTTTTCCTCTATAATCTCGTTTAAATTGTCTACAAACTTAACATGATCTACAAAATACTTTTTTCTAAATTTATTTGAATGCCACGTTCTCCAAACTACTGCTGAAAAAAAGTGTTTAAGGTTTCTAATTTCTGTTAAGTCAAATTTCTTTTCAATAATAATTAAAACAGCTTCAAAATGAAGGTCGTCTTGTAGTTCGTGATTGTGGCATACATTCCGAGTAATTTGTTTGTAGATTTTGTTATTTACTAGCTCACTAATCACTTAGACAAAATTAAACAAACTAATAAGAAAACAGCAATTAAAATAAATTGAATATCAGTTTTTTTTATTTTCATTTGCTAATGCCTTTAAATATTTCATGTATTGATTCCAGTCGAAAGTTCCACGAATAGAGTTTACATCTAATTTTTTTACCCACCATTCTGTTTTAGAAATTAGTGAAAGATTTGTTTGATTGTTTGTTTTCATAGTTCTAATGTTACTTGTTTTGTTTTTGATTTACTAATTATTCCTAATGCAGTTTAAAATATTGTTTTGCCAGCTTCAT